CTACGTCACCCCACGGAGTATCTTTCAACTCAGTTTTGTTAATTTTATAAGTTCTCTCTTCCATCTTCTCCATACGTTCCTTTGCAATCTCTTCGATGCTTGATTTATTATATTCTCTATCGTATTCTTCTTTAATCTCCGCGAAAGATAAGACTCTAGCTTCTGAACCCTGTATAGCTGGTTTTACGCCTAACAGTGTGCAACCTAAAATAGAAAATGTATTAATAAATCCTTCTTGCGTTGGTGTAGGCTCACTAAAATCTAACATATCAATTTCCATAGATACGTCAGTTTTCCCACCCTTCCTTTTAAATATATCCATAGCGTTAGCAAAATAACGTTTCCATATTTTGCCTTTCGCCCTTAAGAACAATTCGGTGTTGCCATGATATTCTTTTTCAATAATCTGTGGCTCTTCTTCAACAAAGAATCCTATAGGTTGCTCGTCTACTTCATGCCCTTTAAAATCTACGTCGGCGATTTCAAAAGCCGCCAAAATAGGCTTTCCTTTTACACTCGGTACAGCAGATTTAATTGCTTCTTTTGTAATGGGCATTTGATGGGAATTCTCGCCAGAACGACAAATATCAAATTCCAAAGTAGCGAATTGGGAGTTTGAGTTTTCCTCAACCAACTGCATGTCATTAATTTCAAAATTACATCTTTTAGACCGCATTCTTTCCCTCCTTTCTTAAGTATTTGTTTTTATAATCATTTATATATCTTTCAAATGTAGAGTTGCGTAAAAAATAATAATATTCACCTTCCATATATAATGGGAAGATACTTCTAGCCGTCATAAAACTGACAATTTTTTTATCGCTCGTTTTATAACATTTAGAAGTATCACTAGGCTTTTGTCTGCATATCATTACAAACCCCTTACATTATCAGAATTATTCAGTACAAAGAAAGTAGGGAAATCTTTATCAAACGCTTTGTAATCATCTTGATATTGATGCGCTTTATCATTAATAAGTAACATTTGTCCCACTTGCTCATTAACATCAATAATAATTTTATCTAACTCTACAACTATTGATATATCACCATGTTCTTGTGCGATTTGTCTTGTAGCTACAACCTGATTCTGGAACATAATAGTCTTTTCTAACATTTGTTCCATCATGTCTTCCAAGTTGGTATAGCTAACATCTCCCGCAACAGTCGCTGGATAATAAGCGACTATATTGAAGTTTTCTAAGCACTTCTCATTTAATACATCCGCTTCTGCACTATACCAATGAGCTATATACTCATGTATTAGCCGACTGGCTGTCTGACATACAAAAGTAACTCCTAATATAGACACAGTTGCGTCCCAATATCTATTCATGTCGAAAAACTTACCATTTAATTCATGAATAGCTTCTATTGTCTCTTTGTGAACGTTCACTCTGCATCACCTTCCAATTCAACTTGATTAATTAACACCGTGTCGCCTAATCTCTTGAGAATAATAGTGGCTCTTTCAGTCAGAGCTAAAATATCATCAAATTTATCTAGGTCATCCTCACCTGCCAACATATATGTTAAATCATTTGTAACCGATAGCATGTCAGTATATGACAAAGCCAACATTTGTTCGTTAGTCATTGTATCATTAATCCTTTCATCCTTAATTATCATGTTCTCTTTCCTGTCCCACGCTTATCGTAATCCCTTGAATCCGTAGCTACCCTTCTCTTTCTAGGTCGCCCGCCTTGTGAATTAACCGTACTACTTGCAGTATGAATTGAAAGCAACATGCCTAATTTTTAAGTGATTGCTCCATTCTTACCTTCATCTAACGCTTGCTCGAATATATGTGGCGGATATCCATATGCTTGCGCCCATGCACCTTCGTTGAGAATAATACCCCTGTCCGCAAGTTCGAGCATCTTATCACGCCTATGCTCTTTATCGAACCAATACTCTAAGCCATCAAAATGAAAATAGAATTTATATTTCTTAGTTTTCTTATTAACAAAGAAGTTTAAGAAATTAGTAAATTGATAATAAAGTTTCTTAATTTCACCAGCATCAGTTGTAATCTGAGCAATTAACTCGGCTTCTGAGCATTTATCAGTAGTATAAATGACTCTGGTAGCACTCGCCCCTACTGCGGCGGTATTGAGATTATGATTAGTATACATATTCTCATTATAATCTTCAAACTGATAGAACTTATTATTCTCAGTAGGCATTGCGCCAACCTTAATATTCTTGTTCAATCCACTCTGCACCAAGTTAAGTAACTTACCTAAAAGCGTTGGGTCAATCGAAAAATCATTTTGTTGCTTTGCATCCTTCTTCATCATCATTTGACCAACCAATATACCATACGCTCCCGCAAAGTCTTTATCATATTGTAACTTTTGAACCTCTGCATCCAGTAAAGTATTACGCATTAAGTTAGCCAGTGGCGGTACCGTAGCAAACGTACTAGTGTCCGCTTTAAAACACCAAGCTCCTTTATCTGGAGAGGTCTGTGTCCAATAAGACCACGTTCCTACACGCTGTCTAAATTGATTAGAAGGTTCATAGCTATTTATATTTTGCGGATTGAATAAGTCTTCAAAGTATTCTCCGAAAATAGGTGCGTACAAATCTATGTCTACAGTTCCGCTAAGTAAGAACGAAAGGTCAATATCGAACAGCATACCATTTTCCCAGTATCCTGTTATCTTGCAATTCTTCTGTGGAAGCATCTGCAATGCATACTTTTGTACGCCATTCTTTTTAGGTGTTTCGCGATACCAACAATAATATACCCCATTTCTCAGTACATTTTTTACTACATCTCTGAATATGTGTTGATAATCAAAATTGAATAAGAACTTATTAACCCTTGCTTTATCTTCTTTGAATTCTTTAGATTTATAAGCTGACCCAGTTGCGTTCTCACATACTGGGTTTAAGTCAAACGACAGCATATTAGCTTTGTAATTAGCCACCTTCTCATACATAGTATCGAAATACTCCATGTATTGACAAAATGACCGCAGTACATCTTCACTATCCACGGCATTAGATAAAGCACTAATAAGCTTTCCATATGTAGGGGTGGACGGATTATTGTTTAACTTTTCAAGATTCGAATTCAGTATATCTGGAGTATAAACACCGCCACCATGCAACCATGGTTCACCACGATATAGCGCATCCGCAAATTGTAATACATCCCAAACTTGTTCTCTAGTTAAGTATTCTTTTTTACTTTTTCCGTTCGCCAATCATTACCCCTCCTTTCTCTTAATATACACTTCCCCACAACTGCCATTGCGACATATCGCTATAATCATTTGTGGTTTTATTTTTTATCATTTCTAATTCCTTGAGATGGAAGAAATAATTGGCATATTCGCACGCAACTATTCTATCCCTCTTATTGCGTCCAGCGACAACTAAAGCAACAAAGCCCTTCTTAATTACCTGTTGCAGTTTAATCGCCTCATCAATTATCATTATATCAAGCTGAACATGTCCTAGTAATTTCCTCATCTTCATATTTGAACTTAATGTATTATATACACCTTCTTCTATTAATGATTCTTTAGCCGTCATTTCGTCTACAGGAAATCTAATCGTGTGATTCTGCAACGCTGATTTCATGGCAAGATGATAATTATTATTTCTTTCATCTGTACCTATAACTGGGATAACGGCACGCGATGCATTTGGGTCTACGGTTCTTGACCGTAGGTTATCGACCTTAGATTTATCACAGAAAAATGACAATATTGTATCATCATCATATATACCTAAGCCACTAAATTGTAGTCCCAATTCTTCGTGATAATAAGGTTTAGATAATTCTTGCCAGCGGTCTTCCCCACCGTTCCTAAGGTCAACCAGTGCTACATCTACATCATAATAAAAGAAAAGCTCTCTGATACGCTTAAGTGTTTCATCCTTTTGCCCACCAGAATATGTTTCCATATATTCACAGTTTCTAAAAATACGACTTTCGTTTTCATTAGGATACCCACTCATACATCCTATAACGGTGTTATCCGCCGTAGTTTTAGAATTAACGGTATCCGTAAAAGCAAAGTCTATGTATAATGCCCTTATTTCGTCATCTCTTTTTTCTCTGAACCATGGGAATTCACCACGTCCATATTCTGTTATATACTCTTCCGTAGTTGGTGGTACGAAAGTATGTTCTATAAGTCTGTTACTATTGAACATCTGCAACGTATAGAAACTACCTTCAATTTCCCCTTGGGGTTCATTGAGATACTCCATACGAATTTCGATGTCACTAGATTCCGCTTTCGCAATGTCATAATCTTCTTCCGTCATAAATTTATGATATATCGCAGTGAACACATCGCCCGCAAATATATTATAAACCAATCTCGTACTGCTAAAGAAATTGTTAACGCAGACCTTCCAAGCATTCCAAAACCATTCATGCTTATATCTTGTAGATGTCAAATAAATAATCTGCGCCCTCTCTACCAGCCTAGGGTCTTTCTCATATTCTGGAAGAAGCCTATATGCTGGCACTCTAGCGTGTCTCATAGGCAAGAATACTGAATCAACCATAGATTTCTTAAGCAATCTACATTCTTCAAATATCAATGTATTCGCTCTTTCACCACGAGAAGAATCAGTTTCAGGCAAAATTAAAATCCAAGAACCGTTAAATGTAAAATCAACCCGTATTTCTTCTTGGTCATATTTAAATTTTATCAAGCCTTGCTCTTTCATCCACTTTAGCTTCAGAGAAAATCTGTCGCATAATTCGTCTTCCATTTTATTCTTAACCATTTTTTTAGCGGTTTTGATTGTAGTAGCAGTCAATACAACTTCAGAGTGTGGATACAACAAACATTTTATGAAACCACCAAGAGCGGCAAGAAACGTCTTAGACAAACCACGCCCACACATCATATAGAATACATTACTAATTCCCATAAGATATATCATTATCTCTTGGAACGGTTTCAGATTAATACCTAATTCATGTTTTGCATATATATTCCAATTTCTTCTATAAAAAGTACACCAATCACGTACCTGTCGCCTACGTTCTTCTTTTGTGAGCTTTCTTTTACGTTTTGTACGCTTCTTTTTCTCCATTATT